ACCAATGCCGAAGGTGATATCAGTTCATTGGAGCAATCGGTCAGCAGCATTACCACTCGCGTATCATCTGCTGAAGGCGCAATCACTACACTGGAGCAGACAACGGATACGTTATCAGCGTCCGTTACAAGCAAGGCAGATTGGACTGGCGGTAACCAAGACACATTCGGCTGGACACTATCCTCGGACGGTTTCTATTTGTACGCAAATGGCGTAGCGGTCATGGAGGTAACGGAAAGCGGTTTAAACGTAATCGGCAGCATCACCGCGAATACAGGCACGCTCAATGAGATGACCATCACGGGAAGGTTGTACTTCGGCGGAAATAGCGACTACTACATCGACCCGAACTACGACGATGGGAGCTATTATATTAGCATTCCTGGATTGCGAGTGGACGATGCATCGGGGGCTGTTTTCAGCGGACGATTGTCCGCACCGAGCGGCACGATTGGCGGCTTCACCATCACGACAAGTGCAATTTATAAAACCAAAACCTCGTACAGCAGCACGACGGCAGGCGTTTATATTGGCACAGATGGCATCGGTCTGGGTGCTGGTACATTCTACGTAACCAGCGCGGGCGCACTCACTGCAAAGAGTGGCACGATCGGTGGCTTCACCATCGGGACAAGCAGCATCTATAAGACAAAGACCGCTTACAATAACACCACAGCGGGTGTCTATGTAGGCACAGACGGCATCGGTCTTGGCGCGGGAACATTCTACGTAACCAGCGCAGGAGCGCTCACTGCAAAGAGCGGCACGATCGGTGGATTTACCATCGGCACCAGCAGTATCTATAAAACCAAGACCTCGTACAGCAGCACCACCGCAGGCGTGTATCTTGGCACAGACGGCATCGGACTTGGCGCAGGCACATTCTACGTGACCAGCGCGGGCGCACTTACGGCAACAAACGCAACCGTCACGGGAGCAATCAATGCAACCAGCGGTACGTTCACCAACGTGGAAATACGCGGCTACATCTACTTCAACGAAGACAGGTCATACTACCTCAATCCGAATTATAACAACGGATCGTGGTACATTTACCTTCCGAAGTTCCGAGTGGATGACACATCAGCGTATTTTGGAGGAACGCTGCAAGCGCCGGGCGGAACAATCGGTGGCTTCACGATATCGACCAGTTCAATTTACAAGTCGAAGACGTCGTACAGCAGTTCAACCGCAGGAGTGTATATCGGCACCGACGGTATCGGGCTTGGCGCGGGAACATTCTATGTAACCAGTGCGGGTGCAGTAACGGCATCCAACGTAAAAATCACTGGAGGATCCATTGCGTTAGGCGCTTCGAACAACCAAAACTATTTGAGCATGACCAGCTCGCGTATTCTGTTTGGCGTTATGAACGAGATATATACACAGATCAACTGGAGCGGAATCACGGTTGGTATTGACCAGTGGTATGTAGGAACATGCAACCGAGTAACGATGGGTGCTTTTGGAGGAGCCGACACAGGCATTTCGTCCTTTGGCATTCACAGCTACCTCGACCCAGACGGTGATAACATCTTCACGATAAGCGCCGAAGACACTGACGGAAGCTACATGGGATCGGGATACATCGAACTTCGCATAGGTACAACCTACTCAAAATGCTACGGATACCTCGGCAGCACATGGAAAAGCAGCAGTTCAATTACGGTCTCATCCGACCGTGACATCAAGAACAGCATCGAGGATATGCCAGCAGCATACTCGACAATGTTCGACAAACTGCGCCCCGTGATTTTCAAGTATAACGAAGGCACATCGGGCAGATTCCATACGGGATTCATAGCGCAGGAGGTAGCCGAAGCGGTGGAATCATCGGGACTTACACTGGAAGACTTTGCGGCGGTTTGCGCACCGTATGACAAAGACGGCGTCTGGGGCATCCGTTACAGTGAGATCGTCGCACTGAACACCAGCGAAATACAAAAGCTGAAAGCAGAAATTGCGGCGCTCAAAGCGCAGTTAGGAGGAACAAATGCGTAACAAAAACTACACCGATATCTTGAAAATGCCGCCCGCTGAAATTCGCAGGCGGCAGAAAACAAAAGGATGGGCGTTGTCCTTCGTAGGCTTAATCGTCTACGGAGTGCTACGCCTTGTTCAATTCAAACCGAAGGACTACCACGGCATTTGCCCGTATTTCGAAATCGGCAAAGGCTGGGGCGGTCTGGAAATGGGCTGGTTTTTCATTTGCTGCAGAGATGCAAGCGAACACACCAAGATGCACGAAGTCGGACACGGCATCCAGAATGCAGCGGTCGGCGGGGTGCGGATGCTGATATTGAGCATCGGATCAGCCCTTCGCTATTGGAAGCGCGAACTATTCGGCGCAAAAACATCCTACGATTCGTGGTGGTTTGAAGGACAAGCCACCGAGATCGGTACAAAATATGTAAATTCAATTAAGGAGAACAGAAAAAATGAAACTCAAAGCAATCATTGAAAGCAAGCCCGCGCTGGACAGACTCGCAGAAAAGCGTTTTGGCGATTACAAAAAGCTCCGCGAGATCGTAAGACTGCGCAAAGCGGTAGAAGCAGAGTTCGATTTCTATGTCGAGCAGGAGAAGAAGGCGGTCGACACCTATGCCGAAAAGAAGGCAGACGGTACGCCCGTATTTCTTGAAGACGGACGCATCAAGCTCAAGGACGTAAAGTCCAAAGAAGCATTTGAGGCGGACATTCAGCATCTGCAGGACACGGAAATTGATGACATCAAGCCCGTAACCTTGACGGAGACGGACTTCCTCACACCCAACGATCTTCCCACGGCAAACGATATGCTTGCACTGGAAGAACTCATCGTATTCGAAGACTAATAAGGAGGCAGCTATGGAACTGATCACCACGCTGGCAGCGACGATCACGGCACTCGGCGTGATTTTCGGTGTCATATTCGCCATCTACAAATGGTATTTGAAGCAGGAAAAGCAGGACAAGGACATCACAGCGATTAAGGAGGAACAGACCATCTTGACACAGGGTGTCCTCGCCTGCCTCAAGGGCTTAAAGGAACAGGGCTGCGACGGACCCGTAACCGTCGCCATCAAACAAATCGAAACGCACCTCAATAAGCAGGCGCACAAATAAGGAGGATATCACTATGACTAACTTTATCGAACTGGCAACCATTCCCGCGATCGCAGCGATCGTATACACCATCATCGACATCGTAAAGACCGCAGTCGGCGGCACCGAGAAATTCGCCCGCTTCATCCCGCTGGTAGCATGCGCACTGGGCGCAGTCATCGGCGTGGTGGCTTTCTATTGCGTTCCTGGAGTGATGGAGACATCCAACATTCTGGTCGCCATCGTACTCGGCGCAGCAAGCGGACTTTCTGCAACAGGCACCAACCAGTGCGTCAAGCAGCTCGTAAAGGGCAAGACCGAGGAGAGTGATACGAATGAAACTGCATAAGCTGATACTGACCGAAAACGCTTGCTACAAGGCAGGCAGGAGGATCACGGTCAAAGGTATTATGGTACACAGCACAGGCGCAAACAATCCTTGGCTGAAACGCTATGTCGGACCCGATGACGGACTGCTCGGCAAGAACCGTTACAACAACCACTGGAATCAGCCCATGGAGCGCGAGGTATGCGTTCATGCATTCATCGGCAAGCTGGCAGACGGCAGCATCGCTACGTACCAGACGCTTCCGTGGGATCACAGGGGCTGGCATGCAGGCGGCAGCGCAAACAATACACACATCGGCTTTGAAATCTGCGAGGACGACCTCACCAATGAGGCATACTTCAAGAAGGTATACACCGAGGCGGTGGAATTATGCGCACATCTCTGCAAGGAATTCGGTCTCACCGAGACGGACATCATTTGCCACAGTGAAGGACGCAAACTCGGCATCGCATCTAACCACGGCGATGTCATGCACTGGTTTCCCAAGTTCGGCAAGAGCATGGACACCTTCCGCGACGATGTCAAGGCACTGCTCGACGGAGTGAAGAAGGACTCGACGGAGGAAGAAATCGCAGTCGGCTGTACCGTGGCATTCAAAGATTCAGCCACGCAATACAGCCCTGTCAGCAAAACAATTCCCACGTGGGTTAAGCGCGACTACAACCACATCGTGACGCAGATCACTGCAGGCGGCAGAAATGTTGTCAAGGGCGGCGAAAGATGCGTACTGCTTGGTAAGAAGCAACAGAAGCGCGGCGGCGATATTGTAGACGGCATTGACACGTGGGTGGCAATTTCCAATCTCGTTATCATCGCACCACCCGCAGAGGAGGCACCGGCTGAACGAACATACACAGTGCAGCGCGGCGATACGCTCTGGGGGATCGCAAAAAAGGCGCTTGGAAAAGGCGCACGTTATACGGAAATCGTACATCTCAATGGTTTGAAAACCTCCACCATTTACGCGGGACAGGTATTGAAGATCCCGCAGAAATAAGGAGGTCGCATGAAGAATAAAGCAAAAGAAGCATTCGCAGCGGCGATCGTACAAACGCTTTGGCTCAAGGGTATGATCACCACCAAAGAACGCGACCGCATGCAGCAGAAAACAAAGGAAAAATTACAGCGCGGCAATTGCTAATTCTTTATGTTTCTTCGCATTTGGGCTGGACTTTTCCGCTTCTTTCTGGTATCCTTGCCCCTGCCAAATACGGCGGGGGCAAAAAAATTTACATCAGTTCAAGCCCACCAATACGAAGGAGGTAATAAGGAATGGCAAAGAAACGCATAGTCGCATACATCCGCGTATCGACAGCCAGCAAGGCGCAGCTTCACAGCTACGAGTTCCAGTCGGAATACTGGAACGGCAAATTCGAAGGCGATCCCGATAACGAACTGGT